TGAGACTCCACATCTTGAGCTTCTGAGAAGGTTTCCAGGTGCTAGAGGGTTGATAACCATATCGGACGGACATCAAGTGAGGGATGTTTTTGCTGAAGGCACATCAACGTTTAACCCTTCAGTTACCAAACCAATTTTCACAGCTATTGCTCCTGTGTCATTTGTACCATATGATTGCCTAGTCTTGTACTTGAAGGAGACTGCATCAGAGATAGTCCCAAAGATGTATTATAGTGGTTCATTGATTCAGAATGGACTATTCTATACAGTGCAAAATGATGAATTCATCATGCCGGGTATTGAGGATTCATGCATAAATGGAACCCAGAACGGTAAAGGCATAATGATAGCAAAGGGCGTAAATCAAGCTATTACTGCGCATGAATCTCAGGGATCAAGGAGCGAGTGCACATTTGTTCACACAACTGCGTCTAATGGACTTTGTCCTGATATGGATTTTTTGAAAGCGAATCCAAGGCACTTTGGTGTCACAATAACTAGGGCAAGGAGGCTGACTTGCTTTGTTGTTAGTGACAAGAGAAGTGCGAAGGAGTTGCCTTTCATTGACCATACACAGGTCAATGGGCTTAGGCGTGAGTTGCCAAGTGATGTGTTATTTGGCGGTACATGTTTTGATCTTGTGGACCCAGTCACGATACCCTCTTTTTCGTATGAGAGGTTTGAGAATGACAATGTTGAACTGACTGGCAATGCTATGGAGACATGTGATACACAGATAACCCTCGGGAGCTTTACAGACGAAAATAACACTGAGGCTTTTCCAATTGAGAGCATAAAACATGTCGATATACCTGCAGAGACTTCTCAGTTAGTCAATACATATGTTCCAGTGCATGCATCACCGGTTACTGAGTCAATGATATTCAATCCTGCGAATGTGACTGGTGTTGGTGAGATGAATATGATAGAGAGGCAAACAGCTCCCACTATCATATCTCCTCTTCATTCGGCAGTTGCATCAACAATTGTTGATTTACTGTTTGATAGCGTGATAGATCCAAGGATTTTCTTTGGTATAGCATCAGAATGTAGAGGTTCACTGAATCAGCAGTCTAGAGATCAGGTGATGAAGATGGCTCAGGCAAGGCAAGGTTCAAAGGTGGATTCAACGTCCTTTGCTTTTGCAAAGAATGAGCCTTCAAAGAAGGTGATAACTCTTGGTGGAGGCATGAAGGCCCTCAGTGTGACTGCCATGAATGCAACACAGTTGCTACTCTTTTCTGATGTATGTGACACCTTAACAATTGCTTGGAACAGGTCTCTTTACCCCGGGATATTAACACCTGTTGGGTTTACAAAGGCAGAGATAGCAAGGAAATTGGGTTCAATGAGGAGCACATTTGAGATAGACATAGACAAGCAAGATTCATCTCATACAGCAATACATGTTGCAGTAAGCTTGCATTTGATGGCAATATGTGCTACCAGGATGGGCTTAGATGATCTTGCTAGGGAGATAAGACAACAAAGAGTGATAGGTGATATGCAGGGAAGAATGAGGATCATCATGGGTACAGGGCTTGGTTCAGGAGACATATGGACACTGATAGTTAACCAGATAATGGCTATGAGCACTCTTGTGTCGAGGTATGAGATACCAAGGGGTGTTAGTGTCCTGCAAGTAGGAGATGACTTTACAGCGGACATTATGCTCCCAGAAAGAAAAAGATGTATAGTTGGATCTGAGGATGTGAAGTTGAAGTTTGTGACAACAGGTGATCTGATCTCAAACTATGAGATGGGAGTAAGACCATCATTCACTTCTAACACAAGCATCAATGAAGAAACATCGATTGCTGCTAGAGTTAGAGGGATAGTCAAGATGGCTTTTTCCCCTAGGAATAGGACTCAGCACATTGCCTATGGCGTGGAGGCTCGGCAAATGCAGAGTACAATGGCAGTGCTCGGTATGCCGGAATATTGTGAGGCATTCCACAGATTATTTGGTGCGGATCCATCATTCGTTGAACAGATTGTGACTAAGGCATCATGGCTAAGCTCAAGGCATTTTGATGACATTCCAAACAATTTGAGATTGCATGCTGAGGATGAAAAGAAATGTGTTGTGCATTCAGCAGATGGGGGTTGTTTAGGATTTGCTCTTGCTCATGCGGTAGGCACTAATGTTCAGGCATTGAATGCATTCGGGACTTATACATCATGGAAGAGCAAGTCTGAGAGTGCTGATATATGTGCAGATAACAATGTTGATTTTAGTTTGGAAGATGGTAGATTCATTAGAAAGAACAGTAGGTCTACAGATTTGATTGTTCAAAAGTATTTAGCTAGAGGTAAATCCACGCCTGTAGTTTATATTTTTGATGATCATGCTTTGAGTGTCACAAGTGTTAGCAGTGAGACTGTGACATTTAGTGGCATAAAGAGGTATAAGGTTAATCTTATGACGGAAACAATTGAGGATATGGATTTTTA